GTTCCCGTCCCTGCCGAGCCTGACCGTCTAAGATTGTTTGCTTACAAGCTTGCAGACTGGGCTAAGCCCCAGGACAGTGAAGCACTGGGTGTACTCATGTCAAGGATGCCAAACGAGTTCCAGTTCATGATGGTAAAGATGATACGGGACCGTAATGCTCGTGTCCTCATCATGCCGGAATTTAGAGCTTGGTGCAAGTCTAACGCGCAGCTGATTGCGATCATAGAAGGATATGAAAGACAACATGGACACAATGACCCAATGCTATCAGCAGTAGCACAAGTGGCATGAGGTTACTCCATGGGTAAACGTAAACCAAAGACGTTTGAGCAACGTCTCGTTGCCGTCGTTAAACAGTACCGCGTTAAACTTCGTAAGTGTGACAGTTGGTACGAAGCTGCTTGCACAAAGATATTCGTCGAAGCGCATGAGGCAAATCATAAGCATGTACAACAGGAGAGCAAACATGCGAACGAAGTTCATGATAGAGATCAAAGCGGATATCCTAACAGATGACCAAGAAGCACGTGATGCATTTGAGTATCTTCTTAAAGATACGGCTGAAATGCTGTACGCACAAGTAGCAATGTTGTCGCGTAAACCGCCCATTGTTAACGTGACCGTGGAAGACGAAGAAGTGGGCACTATCTCCCTGCCGCTTTTTACCTCAGGAGTAAGTAAATACCACACATACGATAGTGACGAGGGGAGCGAAGGATGACCTTAGCAGATGCACTTGATGTCGTGCTTGAGCTTGCAGAAGCTAACATCCTACCAGACTTTCTGATAGATGTTGCTGATACACGCGACAAACAGAAGGAAGCTTGTGCTAAGGTCAGACTACATCTTTCAATACTAAAAAAGGAGAAGCGCTATGGAGATAGGCGCAGTTAAAGTAACTGATACCGGTACAGACAAATGGCCTAAGCTTCCACTGTCACCGTTACATACTAAGCAGTGGATGGAGACACGTACAGCGTTACTGGTAAACCAGCCAGCGTTCGCTGATGTATGGTTCCGTATGATGTGTGATAAAGACAAAGAGTTAGCATGGTTCACAGACCAATGCCCCATTGCCGCCACTAATGATCAGTTTATGTTTATTAACCCACAAGAGTTCTTTAAATATAAACTAATACATCGTGTGTTTATCTGTTGTCATGAGATATGCCATGCCATTTTTAATCATTGTGGAGCTATGTTTAGGTTTCAGAAAGCAGGTTACATCCAGTATCCTGACGGGTTAAAACTCCCATACGACAACGACATATGTCAGGCATCAACTGACTGCCTAATAAACGACATGCTAATACGCGGCAAGGTGGGGGAGATGCCTTGTGACTCTCAGGGTAATAAAATAGGTTGTCACGGGTTGGCGCGTATCACATATGAAGACGACATCACTACAGCATACCGTAAGCTGTTTGAACAACAGAACGGCAGAGGCAGACGAGGGATACAGAATTATGAGAAAACGAAAGCGAAGGGTAACTCTGAGAGTAATCATTCGTCAAGCCCAGGGTTTGATGAACATCTCAAGCCGGGTGAAGGGACTGGTAAGACACCAGCACAGGCACAAGACGAACGCAATCCGCAGACATGGGACAACGCTTTGTCTGCCGCACTTGCTAGCGCGAAAGCACAAGGTAAATTACCTTCTGTATTGGAGCGCGGACTGGCTAAACTTTTAGAGCCAAGTATTGATTGGCGTGACCAACTCCCAGTAGTTGTCTCACGGCGATTAGGTACAGACTTTAGCACGTGGGACTCACTCGACAACGAGTTAATGCTAAGAGGTATTGGCGCACCGTCTAAAGCGAAATACGGTTGCGACACAGTGGTATTCGCAGTAGACACTTCAGGTTCTATCAACCAAAAAACAATGGACATGTTTAACACTGAGGGTGTTGGACTAATGGAGCAAGCGCGCCCACGTTCTTTAGTATACATACAATGTGACGCGCAGGTGCATGAGTACGTAGAGTTAGACTCCCCTGATGATATGATGCGAATGCTCAAAGGTGGAGGTGGTACATCGTTCAAGCCAGTATTTGATCGCATTGAACAAGAGGGGCTTGACCCCGATGTGCTGATATATCTTACAGACCTTGAGGGTACGTTCCCTTCCGTGCCGCCATCTTACCCCGTGATCTGGTGTACAATTAAGGACCATGAGGTTCCATTTGGTGATAAGGTGGTGTTACCGAGTCAACTCCAGGAGTAACCCAGTGAGTAATTTCTATGGGCCATCTTTACATGATATGGAGGTATTACCTAAAATACCTGAAAGGGTAATGAAGATGAGACGCGCGCATACACAAGCAGAGACGAAAGCGTATGACATTATACGCTCTAAGCTTAGGGAGATTGCTATTGACACATTACACACATACGTTGAGCCAATGGACCCAAAACATCTGTACAAACTACTCATTCCACCGGGTGACTATCAAACACTCGTTGATGCGTCTATGCTTATGCCTCGTGTTAGTAGGTGGAATGTAGATAATCTTCGTCTGAATACTCACCTTACTCCAGAAGTAGAATCACTAGTTGAATATTCTTTAAATTACAATCCAACTAATGATCGTATTCAATGGTTGTGGCCTAAGCATTGTAACCACATATATTATAACAACGAACTAGGGCATCGTCTCCTGCCGTTAGTCGATATAGCCATACAATGGCAAACAACGATAGAACTGTACAGTTTATTTTATAATAATTTTGTTCCTTTGTCACTAACAATGCATATGCTACCATGGCTTAAACTTGTTGTCCCAAAAGTGCTGAGTGACTCTAATGATGCAGGTGTATTTAGATATTTCAAGCGTTGTCTTGACGTAGGCACACCACGATATGTGCCAGGAGTATCACAGTGGTTTGGTAACGTGTGTGGGTATGGCACGGAGTTAGTGTCATTACATAGTCTTATTAAAGACAAATCCAAACCTATGTCACAAGGTGAAGTGGTCATGGTGCCTGTGCTTAATCATGAGTTAATCGAAGATGGTCTGGTCGATCACTTCAACGAGTTACATAACACCATGACAGGTGCGCCGCCTTGCAACACCAACTTAGGTATACGCGATCAAGATTAACTCTCGGAGTAATCCCTATGCAAATGGTTTACATTGACTTCGAGACGTTCTACGATAAAGAATACACCCTAAAGAAAACCACCCCTTACGAGTACATTCTTGATCCTCAATGGGAGACAATTGGTTGTGGAGTCGCAGTCGGTGATAAAGACCCGTTCTTTTTGGTGGGTGATGAGATAGGAGAGTTCCTAAAAGATTACCCTAAACCTTACGCAGTCGTAAGCTACAACGCTTTGTTCGACGCATCTATACTGGCATTCAGATATGGCATACATCCTGATTTACTCATAGATGCAATGGGTGTAGTCCGCGCCACTCTGTTGCATAAGATATGGAACGGCAGGGTAAACCTTGAAAACGTCTCACAAGTCCTACACCTGCCGCCTAAAGGTGATACAGTTCACAAAGTTTCAGGTATGAGGCGTGCAGACATAGAAGCAATCCCAGAACTATGGGAAGAGTTTAAAGCTTATTGTCTGACCGATGTAAAAAACTGTAGGAGTATACTTAAACTTTTAAGCTCTAAGTTTCCTAAGTCAGAACTATGGATCATGGACAGTGTACTAAAAATGTGTACTCGACCTAACTTCTTTGGTGATTTGAACCATTTGCATGAGCATTTGGATATAATTATAACTGCTAAAAACGAATTACTAGACCGCGTTGGGTTAGAGCGTGCAGATTTACTCTCAAGTGAGAAATTCGCTTGCGCACTGCGTACTCTTGGAGTAACACCACCAACCAAACTTTCCCCTGCCGATCCCACTAAGCGCATTTATGCATTTGCCAAAACTGACGAAGAGTTTAGAGAACTAGAAGAACATGAAAACCCAGATGTGCAAGCACTCGTTGCCGCTCGTATGGGCATACGATCTACGTTGGAAGAGCGACGTACGCAACGGTTTATAAATATGACTTATAAAGCATGGGGTGCTTTCAACGTACCATGGATGCCAATTGCACTTAGATATGCTGGGGCTCACACGCATAGACTTAGTGGCGAGTGGAAAGTTAATATGCAAAACCTACCCGCACGTAAATCCAAAAAACTACGTGAAGCGTTGATCGCACCACCTGGTTACAAAGTATTAGCAGTTGATGCTTCTCAAATTGAAGCTCGTCTAGTAGCATGGTTAGCTGGTGAAGAAGTATTACTTCAAGAGTTTGCTAAGGGCCATGATGTATACGTGTGGTTTGGTTCAGATATGTTTAAACGTGTTATCACTAAACAAAACAAACTTGAACGATTTATTGCCAAGAATACTGTATTAGGTTTAGGGTTTCAAATGGGACCAAAGAGATTTTTAGCACAACTAAAAAGCCAAGCGGCAGACAATGGGATTGAACTCCCACCAGATATAACGCTGTCACAGTGCGAAATATGGGTGCAATATTATCGTACAAAATTTAAAACTATAAACAAATACTGGTATGTAATGGAAAGTATATTAAAACAAATGATGCAATCTAATGCACCGCAATCAAGAGTAGGGCCATCATATACCGATGGAACTGACTTGGTGTTACCTAATGGGCTTAGACTTTATTACGATAATTTGCGTGATCGTGGCGGCAGGAAAGTATTTAATTATGGAGGGGTGACCAAAGAAATCTATGGAGGTAAATTTTTAGAAAATCATGTGCAAGCGTTAGATCGTTGCCATGTGATGGACGCAGCGAAGCGTATAGATGATCGACTAAAAGCTATAAATATTAACCATGTTAGACTTGCACATCAAGTTCACGATGAACTTATATACGTGGTCCCTGATGGGTTAGTTAATACTCTTGGGGTAATAGCCTACGAGGAAATGAAGACACCATGTTGGTGGGGGGTCGGCCTGCCGCTCGATGCTGAAGTGAAGGTTGGGCAAAACTATGGAAATCTGAATGAATTACAACTACAGGTTGCTTGACTCTTGTCAAGTTGTACTATATACTATATAATCGATCTGAGACGGCTAGCGGTACTCAGATCGTAGGCAAGGTGGATGGTTAGCAGTGAGTCCGCGGAGCATTGTGATGATCCATTCACCTTGCCGCTATTTAGGAGTAGATACTCTAGGAGTAAATATCATGAACATAACCGAAAGAGCGCATATGCTAAGTTCTTTCAAATTTGTATCTGTGAGTATAGACGAGGTTACTTTAAGATCAAAACTAAAATTATCACCACGTAGTACATTTATTTTGTCGTTATTACTTCGGGAGTATCAGGCTCATTGGTTAGAGTTTCATACGTCAGCATATCGTCAACATCTTTTTGTGTTGCGTCGTGCATTGGAGAAAGCAATTGGTGATAAGTGTATTGTGTCTCAGGGTATGGGGGTTTATTCAATCCCTGATTATATTAAAGAAATTATCCGTGACCACATTCAGGGAGTAATACAATGAGTGAAACTAAAAAATACGACACCGTTGAGATATTACGCTTTAAGTGCGAGGGCGTGCTCGTCAAAGAGCAATGGATACCCGCTGTCGTGGTTTGGTCTGATGAGTATAACATCAGCGTGAGAGCGCTCAAGGGTCAACCGTTCGATGAAGCGGGCCATGACTTGCTTTCTCTACCACGAAGCGGACATGGAAGGATGTGGCGTCGATGAACCGTTTCGCACTTAATACTTCAAAACCATTCACATGGAGTTATTCACGGTTACGTGATTATAGAATTTGTCCTAAGAAGTTCAACGAGACTATATTATTAAAGAAACACCCTGAACCAAAAACTCCTGAGTTAGAAGCAGGAGATAGACTTCATGCCGCTTTTACTCGTAGAGTAGAGCAGGGTCTGCCTATGCCAACAGGGTATAAAGAGTTTAACGATTGGGGTGATGAGGCGGCAAGCATAAAGATGCCAGGGCAGGTAAACCTTTGTGAGAAAGAAGTCGCACTAACACGTGGTCTTAAACCTACGGGCTATTATGCTAACGATGTATGGCTGCGTGTAAAGATCGATCTACTTAAACTTTACCCACAGGGTAACGCTACTTCGCTTGCTCAGGTAATTGACTATAAAACTGGTAAGTATAAAGACGACATTATTCAATTGGCAATTTACGCACAAGCTGTATTTAGTTTGTTCCCAGAGATAGTAGGTGTACGCTGCGAGTATTGGTGGACACAGTTACACGATAAATCACATGAGTTGTTTAAACGAGAAGACATGAAAGAACTTTGGGGTGAATTACTCCCAGAGTTAACAAGAATGGAGCAAGCACAAAAAGATAATAATTTTCCCGCCACTAAGAACGGGCTGTGTAAAGAGTATTGTCCCGTAGTAACTTGTGAACATAACGGTAGGAGAGCAGCATGACGGGGTTCACTTATAAATCTTATAGCTTTGTTGATAAAGACCCGATCATTGATGAGATACGAACGATTTACAAGAAAAGCGGTGCGACATATGATTGGATAACTTGGAACTCTGGTGTTTCGCGTAGTACGTTGATCGCTTGGTTTGATGGTACGACTAAACGACCCCAAGCGGCAACGGTGAATGCAGTACTAAGGGCGTTAGGGTATAGACTTTCCATCGTGCCGTACGGGAAACCAGCTGTTGTGCGTTTAGATGAATACAGGAGAGCAACATGACAACACCTGAGAGTGTAATAAAAATAAAAATACGAGAGTTACTCCGAAAGTATAACTGTTATTTCTTTCAGCCAGTTCCAACAGGCTACGGACCTACGGGGTTAGACTTTCACTGTATAACAGCGTGGCATAGTTGTGCAATAGCATTCTTTATAGAAGCAAAGAAACCAGGGGGAAAATTAACATTGCGGCAGGGAGAGTTGAAAAAACATTTAGAGGAAAAATGGAACGCAAATGTTTTTGTAATTGAGAACGACACAGGACTAAGGAAACTAGAGCAATGGTTAATGTCGCTACAAAATCAAGAGACGTTGTTAAAGCCACAGACATACTCAGTGACTACGATTTCCCCGTCCGCGATCCCTTAAAGCCAGCGTTTAAGGTGCAAAAGTTAACATGTGCTTTGCTCACGACGAAGCAGCGTGCATACGTGCTAAACGATATCGGAACCGGCAAGACGAGATGTGTACTGTGGTCATTTGATTTTCTTAAGAAAACAAACCAAGTCAACAAGATGCTGGTAATCGCACCATTGTCTACACTTATAACCGTGTGGGCTAAAGAGATACGTAAAGAGTTTTGGTGGCTTAAGTTTGCCGTCGTGCATGGCACGAAAGAGCAACGTCTCAAGGCGCTTACACGTAACGTGGACATTTATATTATTAACCATCATGGCGTTAATGTTTTACTCCAAGAGTTAAAGACACGCGTTGATGTGAACGTTATATGTATAGACGAGTTAGCGACTTACCGTAATGGGAAGTCAAAAACTCTCACCCTGCCGCTCAAAGATCTAGTTACTGGGCGTGATTGGGTGTGGGGATTAACTGGTAGTCCTATTCCACGGGCAGTCACAGATGTATGGGGTCAGTGTTCAATTATTACTCCTAGTACAATCCCACAATTTTTTAGTTGGTTCCGTG